GGCGGGGACGCGGCTACGGCGGCCAGCCGGCTGGTCCGCATGACCCGTCTGCGCCAGATCACGGCCGGCCACCTGCCGGACGACGCCGGCGAGGTGCGCGAGATCGGCCGGTCCAAGGCGAAGACCATTGCCTCTCTCATCCACGACACCCTGGAGGACGAGAAGCGCATCGTCGTCTTCGGGACTTTCACCCGTGAGCTCGCGGCGCTGGAGGATGAGATCGCCGACAAGCGGACCACGGTACTGAGGATCGACGGCTCCACGAAGCCGGAGGACCGCCTGGCCATGCGCCAGCGCTTCGGGTCCGACGATCCGGGCCGCCTCGTCATCGTCGCCCAGATCAAGACGCTGTCGGTCGCTGTGAACGAGCTGGTCACCGCTCGGAACGCCATCTTCGCCTCCCTGCCCTGGCAGCGAGACGACATCGTCCAGGCCCGCGATCGCCTCAACCGGCTCGGCCAGAATAGCGCCACCACGTTCTGGTACGCGCTTGCACCGAACACTGTGGACGACCTAGTCTTCCAGGCCTACCAGGACCGCACGGACCTAGAGAAGACTCTTATGAATCACATCTACGCCGATAGGAAGTAGCAATCACTATGAGCCCCACCCAGCGCCCCGAGGAGGACGTCATCACGGCCGAGAAGGCCACCTACTCCTCGCTCACCCTGCACCGTCGATGCCCTCAGGCGTGGAAGTACCGCTACCTGGACGGCCTGCGACGGTCCCGTTCGGAGGTCACGCCGGCCCTGGACTTCGGGTCCTGGTTCCACGCGGTACGGGCTGCTGACCGCCTGGCCAAGGGCCGCGCCGAAGGCACCCTGAAGGCCGAGCTCGAAGAGATTCAGACCACGGACACTGGGCCCACGTTCTCCGGCACCGTCTCACCTGATGAGATCATCTCCGCCTCCCAGGACTACTGGGACCGGCTCGGGGAGACAGCCGGGGAGACCTGGCTGGACTGGCTCGGGCAGCCCCTCCCGCAGCGCCTCGCCCACGTATACGCCGAGTGGCGTGAACGCTGGGCTGAGGAGTCCGAGAACGAGGCCGTCATCGCAGTCGAGCAGCGCTGGGAGCGCGAGATCCCCGGCACCGGAGTCACGCTCTGGGGCTACGCGGACGAGGTCTACCAGGACCGCAAGCGCGGCATCGTCGTGGTGCGGGACTGCAAGACGTCCGGCACGCTCGGTCAGGTCACCGGCCTGGACGAGATGATGGACAGCCAGGTCCAGCTCTACGCCTGGGGACTGTCGCCGGACTGCGCCGAGTGGGGCCTCCCGGCGCCGCGCGCCGTTGCCTTCGACCGAGTGCGGTCCAAGGCACCGAAGACCCCAAAGATCACGAAGGCCGGCAAGCTCTCAGCGTCGGTCAAGGACTACGATCTGCGGACCTACCTGGAGTGGTGCGCCGACGGCGTCCCCTTCGAGGGGATGAAGAAGGACGGCAGCGCCGCGGGAACCTACACGGCCGAGGAGGCCGAGATCGAGCGCCTGGCCTCTCCGCAGGTCGTTTCCCAGTGGTTCGCCCGGCACCTGACCCCCGCCAGCCCGTACCTGGTCCGCTCTCACCTCCAGGCTGCAGTCGACACGTGCTCGGACATCTCTCGGACGAGGGTCCGCGCCGATCGACGTGGCGAGGCGCCCCGCAACTTCGGGAAGGCGGCGTGCCAGTTCTGCGAGTTCGCCGACCTGTGCCGTGCGCAGATGGTCGGCGGGCCCGGCGGGGAGTACGCACCGGAGGAGTACGGCCTCCGCTACCGTGACCCGTCTCACAGCGGCCGGTAGCCTACCAGGCTTGCGATGCCCACCCGCATACACCTACAGTTAAGTCATCCACCCAAACAGCGGAAGGAAATTCAATGACCAGTTTCGCCGGCGTCAACATCGTTGACGTTGAGGAGGAGGCGGCCGACTACGGTCGGTGGCTGATCCTCGGGGCACCCGGCTCTGGCAAGAGCTCTCTTGCCTCGACGGTCGCCACGATGGGCAAGACCCTGTTCATCGACCTGCCGGGCGAGAAGGGCACGCAGTCTTTCAAGAACGCCCCCTACGCCAAGAACATCGACGTGGTCCGCCCCGAGAGCGTCACAGCCCTGGACGACATCTTCTGGAGCCTGGACAAGGGGGGCCACGGCTACAAGGCCGTTATCATCGACAGCCTCACCGCCCTCCAGAAGATGACGATGCGGTACCTCACCGGTTTCTCGGAGACCGCGGTGCGTGAGATCAAGCAGGGCACGGCCCCGGCTGATCAGCGGACCTGGGGCCAGGCCCTCGACATCATGACCGACACCGCGGTCTTCTGGTACGGCCTCGCCGACGGCAACCGTTCCGAGCCGATGCACGTCGTCATGACCGCTCAGGTCAAGATGGTTGAGGACGAGATCAACGGCGGAGTCCGCCGCTCGCCCGACGTCCAGCGGGGCGCCCAGTCGATCATCCGCGCTACTCCCAACTACATCATCTACGCCGACGTCGAGGAGGACCTCGACAACACCGGCCGCGACGACGGCCCCTCGCTGAAGCACATCGTGCGCTTCGGCACTGACCCGGAGTACGGGACCAAGGCCCGTATCCCCTACAACCTTCGCGGGAAGGTCCCGGCCGTCCTCGGACGGGACCACCCCGTGACTCTGGAGAAGCTCTCCCGCTTCCTCGGAGTGGGCGGAGTTCCGGAGCGCAAGCCCGCCGCCAAGTCGGCCAAGGCCGACGACTGACACCCAGTAACCCAACCCATAGGAGAAAATCTCATGGCTCTGACCTTCGACTTCACCAACTACAAGGACACCTCCACCGCCCACGTCCCCGCCGGCACCTACCACGCCGAGGTCTCGGACTTCGAGGAGACGACCTCCAAGGCCGGCAACGCGATGTTCGTCGTCTACCTGGAGATCACCGAGGGCGCCCACGCCGGGCAGCAGATCATTGACCGCCTCCCCCAAACGGAGAAGGCGATGTTCCGCAGCGCCGCCTTCCTCCAGGCTCTCGGGGTCAAGATAGTCAAGAAGAAGATCGCCCTGAACCCGCGCAGCCTCATCGGCCGCCCCGTCGACATCGTCGTGGAGGACGGCGAGCCCTACAACGGCAGGGTTAAGAGCGAGGTGCGCGAGTATCTCCGAGCCACTAAGCCCGCCAAGGCCGAGCCCACGGAGTCCGACCCGATGGCTGACGAGGTCGAGGAGGCCGACTCCCCCGCCGAGCCGGCGAAGCCTGAGCTCGGAGCCACGGTTGAGGACGCCGTCGAGCTCGACGTGGACGAGCTGGACATCGACGACCTGGACCTCTGAGCCCTAAGTACGGCGGCCCCGCTATGGCGGG